CCATACTTCTCAATAAATTGAGGGAAGTATTGTGGCTTCAGAATAGACAGGTCGGATACGAACTGCCTATTAATCGAGGTGGATACACCACCGGGTTGCAATACTGGCATTTTTAATTATTTTTTTTGTTTTGTTAAAGTTTGTACATATAACTTACCATCTCATCGAAGTCGCTTCTGTTCGCACTAGACGAAGGTCTAGGTTGATTGCTGTAGTCTATGTTTTTCATGCTTTTAAGGATATCTGCCTTTGCCTTAGACACAGCCTGTGTCACCATTGCATTAACAATCTTATCCCTGTTCTGCAAGAAATAGACATCCTCTGCCAACTGCTTGGTATCGTACTTTCCATCCTTGAAGTAACGATTACCGTAGAAGGAATCAAGGTCGAAGTTTTGCAACACGCCTTGAAGTTCAGCCTTGTCCTCGTTTGTTAAGCTATACTTTCCGTCAAAAGAGACATCCTCGTCTTTGTAGTTGACAGAAAAGCCTTCGAAGTTCTTGAGTCCATCCTGTATGCTCGATTCGAACATCTTTCTAGACTCTTGATAGGCTGCTTGTTGTTCCTGTTGTTGCTTTGTCAGATACTGACTAATTACATCGTCCGGAGACACTTGATTAGTGTTTTGAATCTGACTAAGAATATCTGGGAAGTCAATGTCCTGTTTCATTTCAGAGAGTGAGTTCTTGGCTTCTCTAACCAATTTCTTCATCTCCCTGTTGATGGCTTTCTGCTGCTTTTCTATCTCTTTCCTCTTAGCCACCAATTCTTCTTGAGTGTATAAGTCCTCATCAAGTTCTGTTTCAACCTTGAATTTGGAGTTAAACTCTTCTTCTATTTCCTCTGGAGTCAGGTCAGGATATTCATAAGCCATACTAAGCTTGATGATATCCGCATCGTCCATAGAATCCAAACTAGAAAGAACTTTTTGCTCATAAAGAATATCGGCTAAATCCGATACATCCTTATTCACAAGCTTCTCGTAAATCGTTTTAGAAAGGTCATCCTTCCATTCAAACGGCTTTACTTCTGGTTGTTGAACATCATTCTTTGGAACGTCTGTTACTGGCGTATCCGTAGTTGTTTGTTCAAGCTTTACTTCTGGCTCTGCAGCAGTTGTCTGCTCTGGCTCAGTTGTTGATGCTACTGGTTCTGCTGTAGTTTGTTCAACTGGCTGTGATTGCGCAGTTGATTCTGTTGCGTAACCGCTTACATCAAACGGGTTGAATGTTTCTTCTGACATGGTTTTTTGATTTATGCAAAGATATATATTATTGTTGTTCTTGCATCACATTCTGTTCAGCCTCAGCAGCTTGTTGCTGTTCCATCATAGCCTGTTGGTCTATAGCAGCCTGTTCCATTTGTTTTTTCTGGAAATATGCAGCTACAATACTTTGAAGTTCTGGGCTAAGTGGCTTGCCTAACTCATATGATTTCATCATCACCATCTGAACAAATTCTTGCTCTGCCAAGTCCTGCTTCATCTTCATCTCTGTCTGTACGGCTAAAAGCTTTCCTTGAGACTGAATCTGCTCTAGTTGTGCATCAGCCTGCGCCTTAGCTGCTATGGACTGTTGCTGAGATTGTGCATTCATCTGAGAGTTGGCTTGAGCCTTCTCCATATCTGCCTTCTCTTTCCTCTTCTTAGCTTTCGAAAGGTACATTTCAGCAAGCTTGGTGTTTTTGATGCTCCTAACACGGAAGGCGTCTTCAAAGTCTATCATACCAGCAGAAAGGGCCGTCTGAATCATAGATTCTACAAACTGCCTCTCCCTATCGTCTGGCAATATATCTATCCTAACATCAAACACCCTTCCTTCAACTTTCTCTGGGGTTAGGTATTCTTTGTACTGCTGACCACCATATATAACTGAATCGTACAGCAGAAGGGCTATCTTCAAAGATGTTTGTTGATAGATTGACAAGAACGCATCGTAGATGAAGTCGGTAGCATTATTAGATGCTGCAATCTGGGCCTGTTGAACACCAAGTCCAATCTTTGGATTTACAGTAGCTCCCTCACGATATTCGTTTACTCCAATCTCATCTCTCAATCTTTCGAGGTAGTGATTGTAAACGGTAATGAGTTCTTGAATTTGTCCTATGCTTGAACTGTTTGGAGCTTCTGCGATAGGAACTCCATTCATTCCATCTCCATCCTCTGTCTTCCTTCTATAATATATATTACCTGTTTGGTCGTATATCTTTTGAATCTCAAGAGGAGTGATGTTCTTTCCTTGGCCAAGGCTAATATCCGTCAATGAGTCGATATCAATAATCAAACCAGACGGACGAAGTTTAGCTATGAGCTGCTGAATCTTGAGGTGAGCAAGTGTCATCTGCCTAATTGACGTTTCCATCCTTTCTGGAAGCGCCATATTCAGAAGGTCAAGATTCTCGTACATGTAGAGTGAGTAGCTGAAATAAACATCAGCAATCTCCTTTGCTACAGACGGCTTAATCATGTTCTTAGCAGGGCCCCACTCAAGCATCATTTCTGTGCCCATAACATATACGCCCCTATAGATAACGTACATGTCTTTTTTAATCAACTCCTTATTATCACCGAGTCTTTGTGGCTCCTTTTCTTTTCTCTCAACAATTAGGTTACCAAACTTGTTAATCTTAGCTTGGTAAATCATGGTGTCTATAGTCTTAATCTCAAAGTCTATAACATCAACAGTCCAGTCATCGTACGGCCTGTCTATAGAAAAGCGATAGCGTTCATCCCACTTAACGTTTCCGTTGAATTGCTTGGCTTTCCTTGACAGTTCGAATATCTGCTTTTCGTCCATGTTTGGATAGTTGTTCCTTATGTCAACTATTTTCATGGAAACAACCTCACCAACAAATGAAACATCCCTAAAGTCATCATACTCAGAGAATGAGTAGATTAGGTTTTCTGGGATTACCCTTCTGATATTAATCTTTCCGTTAGGAGCTACAGATGTTTTAGTTGCTGCTACACCTGTCTCAATCAAGTCCTCAAGTATCTTCCTTTTGATTACGTCCCATCCATTTTCGTGTGTTACGTATGAGATACCTTTCTCGAACAATATCTCTTCTGGCAGTTGATACTCCAATCCAAAATAAAGTTCAAGTTCTTCATAATCTTCTGGAGTGAACTTACCTTCTGCCATCAACTTTACGCCAGACTGCTGCTCTATATTCCTTACCTCATCTCCGAAGTTCATTCTGAACTCAGCTTCGTCTTTGTCGTATTTTTTCCTATCTACGGATATTGGGTCAATGGCTGAAGCTTTGGCAACTTCCTGTCTTTTCATGAAACCTCCGAGGATTACCTGCATAAACTTAGGGGCTATGGCAGGAGCCTTCATGTCAAGGTTTACGAAAGCCTCTTTTCCATCTACGTTTAGAAGGTCAAGAAATTCAGACATAGGTTGCCTTCCTCTGGAAAACATCCTGTTCTTTTCAAACTTCTTGTTTCTTCGATTAAAGTATCCACTGTTATAAGCTTTCTCTATAAACCTAGATACCTTAATTCCTTCCTTTTCGTCTCTCTTTAACTTTGAGTTAGAGAGGTGGAAATTTAAAATGTTCTTATTCTCCATATTAGCAAAAGTACAAAATACTTTTATAGCCTAATACTAAAGGTCCGTATGGGGATGGCATGGGATTCCCGCTCCACTTTTGCAGCTTCTACAGACACCCCAGACAAAAGAGATATCATGAACGCGACACTCCTATCGAATGGAGTTCTGTTCTCATGGTCATATTGAAGAAGTTCCTCCAATAGGTCTGGAAAATATATCTTCTCGCAATGGTTCTCTATATAGGATATACACGTGTCCAGCTGTCTAGCCAAAGCAAACCCGTCACCGGAAGTAACTCCATACTTGGTTACTGACCTTTTCCTGTTCTTATCTATAGCAGACTCTGGGGTTTTCATTAGGTATCCCTTGAATCCCTTGTTGCTGAAATAGTCAACAAAGTCATCACCAACGTCATTCTCGTAACAGGCTTTGTATCCCCAGAATATAGCCCCCTTCAACATTTCATCATGAAATAGGGACTTTAGCCTTGGCCTATCCATATACTCAGCTATAGGCATACAACTGTTATTAGGGTCTGAAGGGTCTAGCCTTTCAAATACGTAGCAAACACCCATTGAACCTTTACCAGATATGACGGATGATTTGAATGGGTCAATACCAGATACAAACCTATGGCCATTGCCCGGAGTCCTTATCCCATCCTGTTCGTTTATCTTGTTCTGTGTATCCTTATCTGGAAACTTATAAACCACCCAAGGGCCTTCTGGGTCATCAGCCCAGTCTACTGAATTGGTAGACTTCCAGAATAATCTAACCCTCCTAAGCTTTACTCTCTCCTCTTTCAGAAAGTCTATCTGGTTGTATATCTTCTCAGAGTTAAAGTAGCACTTCTTCTGGTCAATCATGAATGCCTCATTCTCGTCGAATGGGTTCATACGTATCTCTTCTGATAATGCCTTCTTATCCTTGATGAGTTTTCTTTGCCTAATCAAATACTCCTTTGCCCCGCAGTCTATCTTCATACCATACCTTTCCTGTATGTATTTCTTTTGCTCTTCCGTTGGGTCATCTACAATAGACATGCCATATTCATCTATGAATCCTTCATAGCCGTCGTAAGCTGGACAGAAGTATCTATATAGTCCTGTAGCGGTGTATGGGTCTTCAAAATGGTTGCTTTCATCAAACAAAGCCTTGTACGGCTCACCTCCACTCTTTGCATCGTTGGCCGTTGAAGGAATGAGGCAGAACCCAACCTTGATAGCACCACGCATCATCGTCTTCTTTACGATTGGCCAGTACTGGTTTACGGCTACTTCTTTTGGCCACTTACCTGCCTCATCCATAAGCAAAGCCGTAACCCTGCCAGAGTCGTATGAGTTTAGTGCTGTGTTCTTGAAGTTAATCTTAGACTCTAGACCAATGTCGTTGTCAAATATCTGGCCCTTCTCTCTTCCCTTTGACTTCCTTCTATCCTTCTTCTTTTTGAATACCAACTCAGTCTTAGTCTCATCATCCTCAGCCCTAGGCTTAAAGAATACTGGGAGGTTTCTGTATCCGTTCATCACCATGTATAGGAATGCATCGGATGCATCCTTACCAGTCTTTGAGATGATTCCGCAGAAAGACTTTCTCTGGGTTATTGCTTTCCAAACCAGATAGCAGGTAGCTTGAGATGTAGCACCTTCCCTACGCTTTTTAATACGGACAACGCCGTAGCATTGCGGCAGCTTTTCGCAGTATTCTTGGTAGTAGAAGTATCTCCTATCAACGTCCCTATAGTCTGGTGTATTGCCGTCTTCAAGTGTCCAATAGTTTAGGTAAAAGTAGTGAAGTCCTGTTATGTATGTCTTT